TATACCTTTGACTTTTGCTCAGTTCCGGTAGACTTTAACTTCAACATTCCTACAAGTGGAGGACAAGGTGGTGGAGTACTGACATTTGATGATAGTCTTAATCTATCAGGCACATCAGTCACACTTGACAATGATGTAGATACACCTGGCAATGACTACTACTATGGTACAGATGCAACTGGTACAAAGGGATGGTATACACTTCCTACCGGTGGTCCTCCCACTGGAGCTGCAGGAGGTGATTTACAAGGTACCTATCCCAATCCAACAGTACATGCAGTGCATGGTATTGATTTCCAAAGTGGCAATCCTCAATCAGATGATGTGTGGGTATATGGTGGCTCACCTAATAAGTGGCAGCATCAAAAGCTCCATGCATCACAAGTGACAAATGATAGTCAAGTGACTGGCACCAATGTATCTGATGCACTCAATCATTTAGATACTAAATTAACAAGTCAGCTTTGGAACTTTCAAAATGCTGCAGCAATAGCAGCTAGTACAACTACATGGATAGGGGTAGGTCTGACATCTGGAGGTAATGAAAGCTCAAGCACAGTGATCATACCACATGCTATGAGTTTGAAAAATATGTATTTGATGCATTACAGCACTAATCAGCCAGCTAGTGGAGCGCAAGTAATAACAGTGAGAAAGAATGGTGCAGATACATCTTTGGCTATAACAATAGCAGCAGGAGCTGTGACAAGCTCTACACCTTACTCCAATACAGCTCACACTGTTTCATTTGTAGCTGGAGATAAGCTGTCAATAAGAAGGGTCAACAATGCCACTGCACCAGGTGGAGTATTCAATGGTATATCATTTTCAATGGTAGTGTAATGGCAAAGAAGTTAGTTTATACAACGAATACACCAACTGCAGGCACTAACTATGCAGCAGCTGATGGCACATGGAAAACGATACCAGGTGGAGGAGGGGGAGGTAGTGGTACAGTCACATCAGTGGCTACAACTGCACCCATAACTGGAGGCACAATCACTACAAGTGGTACCATTGGCATCACTCAGGCAACTGGATCTACAGATGGATACTTATCATCTACTGACTGGAATACATTCAATAACAAGCAAGATGCAATCACACTGACTACTACTGGAAGTGGTGGCTCAGCAACTTTAGTAGGCAGTACTTTGAACATTCCGCAATATGCAGGTGTAGGAAGTGGTACATCTTTTATTGTTGGACTCAATGGTATAACTGTTGTACCAGCAGGTACAATCAATATGACAGCTCTGACTGGAGGTGGTTATGTCAATACCGGTAATGAGTTCCAAAGAATTTATGCATTACCACAGACCTGCTCACTGAGTAGATGGTATGTGCGGACATCAGCCACTCAACCTGCAAGTGGATCCCTAGTCATTACGCTAAGAAAGAATCAAGTAGATACAGCTCTAGCTATCACGATAGCTGCCGGAAGTATTGGTGGAACTTATTCCAATACAGCTACATCAATAGCATTTAGTGCTGGAGATTTGGCAAGTGTCAAAGTTCAGAACAATGCAGCAGCCAACAGCACTCCAGTCATTTCACTATCAATCATGATTACAATATGAATTATACACTTACTCAAAAGGATGGCAGTATCAATGAGCTGACCATACCAACAGATGGACAATGGGGAACTATCTGCTTTGCATGGGAGGACTCTAACACTGAGTTCACCACAGCACTAGCAGCCAAAGGTATAGATGCCTTTATAGCTTTACTCATTGCAGATCCTAACACAGCCTATACACTTTTTTGTGGAGCTTAACAATCTCAAAGCACTGCTGCAAGAGTTCGTCACTGAGGTAGTACAAGAAGCTCAGAGGAACATTGGTGCCACTCAAAAGGTATCAAAGTTCAAGGTGAGCAAGACTATCTCAAAGAATTTTGTAGCCAGTGGTAAGCTCAAAGATGGACTAAGGGGGAAAGTCAATAAGGACATGACTCTCTCATTCTTTGTGGTGGGTGCAGCTAAGCAGTACGCAATGGCAATAGAGCATGGACAGAAAGGAACTAAGGGAATGCCTACTGATGATCCCTACTACATGCCCTCCAAGAATGCGACAACTGCAAAGATGCCTCCCTCAAAAATGATATTCAAGTGGATGGAGCGCAAGAACATCAAGTTCCGGGATGAGAATGGTAAGTTCATCAGCAAGCCATCAAAGAGCAAGAGAGAGGGCATAGCATACGCAATAGCAAAAGCAATACAAGAGAGAGGTAGAGTAGGCTTGCACTACTTTGAATATGCCTACTTAGATACACTCAAAGCAATGGGTCCTGATATACTTAATAGTGTAGGAAAGGACATTGAAGTAGAGCTACTCAATACTTTCAGACTAGTTAAAAAAGCATAAGCAATGGCACTAACATTACAAAGGACATCACAGACACTTATCACCTATGACAATGTGAGCAAGGGTGGTATAGATAATGTGGTCACAGCACTCAGCACTGAATATACACAGCCTGGATTCAGATATATTGTCAATATATCTGTTACAGATTTTTATAGCAATCCCATAACTACTGATTTATATGTCCATCCGAATCCATACGGAAGGGGCATCATCAACCTCAGACCTCATCTTATCAATTCCCTTTTTTACAGAGGTATCATCAATAGTACTCTGAACTTTCCATACATTCACAATACGAAAGCTAATAGTCCATCTGCATCTTTGATCAGTATAGAAGGCAATATGAATACTCAGGTCAGAATAGAGGTCTATGAGGGATGGGAAGTGGCTGGAGTATTCACGCAAGATCCCGATGGTATTGGTCCTCAACAAATAGAGCTCAGAGCTTTTTGGGGATGGGATAATGCATTCTCATTCAATGAGAACAATAGCGCAAGCTCACCTGGTAAAGGTTTCAATGACCTCACATCTAGTACATACTATCAGAGACTAGCATCAAAGGTGCCTCCCTCATTCAGATCAGGAGTGACCTTTGTACCTACTCTGCCCTATAACATGGGTAGCTTTTGTATCAATTCAGATGATGGTACATTTAGCTCTGAGCAAGATGCCAATAATAAATATATTGAGCTAAATTTCTACACAAGCTCAGGTCTATTATTGATAACAGACACTACCTCATTTGTATTCAAGCCTGAACCTGGTGGTGTGGCACTCGTTCCGGCATTCGCTGGAAATATAACATACTTGAGGACTGGTGGCATACCAGCTACTACTGCATTCTATACATTGCAAGTAAAAGACTCTACAAATAATGCAATATGCAGTACCAAGTGGCTCTTTGTGATTGAAGATATAGACTGTGATCACAATCCTATCCCTTTAGGGTGGATAGGAAAGAAGGGAGGATGGAACTACTACAACTTCATCAAGACTAATCAAAACAGCATAGACATTGAAAGGACTGAATACAAAAAGCCCTTTGGAAACTATGGTAGACTGGGTGATGGTTTAGAGACTCCAGGCATGCTGACTACGGACTGGGCAGACAACAGACAATATGTGAGCAGAGAGAACATGATCACTAAATACTTGACAGTGACAAGTGACTGGATCACAGAGGAGGAGTTCGTATATCTTGAAAGCTTAATGGTATCAGAGGTAGTACACATAGTGAACTATGATGGCAGAGGTGACTACATCCCAATGATAGTGACTGATAACAGCTATATCATGAGAAGGGAACGCAATAGCACTAAGTACAATCTGACACTGAAGCTCAAGTATGCACAAGACTATCAAGCAATAAACTACAATACAAGCTATGAATGATGTGATACTCACTGTCTATGATCAGCAGAATAATGGCTTTATAGTCGATCTGTATGGTCAGGACACAATCTCCATGAACTTCAACTTTAACAGCATCACTACGCTAGAGGCTGGTGATGTGTATAGTCAAGAGTTCAGGATACCAGCTACTCAAAACAACTGTGACCTATTTGGCTTGCAGAGTGATTTCAATATAGTTCATAGAAACGACATAAGGAGAAAGTTCAAAGCAGTTCTCACTGTCGATACTATACCAATCTCAGAAGGTTTTGTGCAGTTCAAAAAGTCATTTATCAAGAATGGCAAGATGTCTGATTTTTCTATCGTGTTTTTTGGTGATTCGGTAGACTTAGGTACTAACTTGAAAGACCTAGACTTTTCTGACCTAGTATATTCAGATGCTGAGCATCAGATGTCCTATGACAATGTATGGCTAGTCAATGATGGTGGTATTGTTGGAGGAAATGACTACAGTGATCATAAGCTGATGTGGACCTTAATAGACAGAGGTCAGCAATTTATCACATGGCCTTCCAACTATGCAGGCACATTTGTCAATGCGTCATATACAGCTATGAGCAATTCAAATAGGATAGATGTCACTGACCTCACTCCATGTCTTAAAGGAACTTATCTCATTGACAGAATCAATAACTTTTTAGCTGGCAATAATAATAGAAAGATAGAGTTAAGCACAGATGTACAAGCTGAGCTAGACAAGATGTGCATGCCATTTATTGGTAAGGATGGCACTCTAAAATATAGAGACAATGCTGCAGCTATTGAGTGGAAAGGAACTAACTTCACTGATGATACTTTGTCTTTTGCAGTACTTACTGGCAATCTATACACAGCCATCACTGGAATAGCTTTCAATGATGTCATAGATATAGGCAGCAACTTTGATACACTGAATAACCGTTATGTCATACCGGATGATGGGTACTATCAGTTCAAGATCACTGGCACTATCAGGGGTGATGTAGGGGGTACACCTACTAGCCCTGCCTTTCCTATTGTACCAGGTTTCTTAGTCAATGGTACAGACTTTTACTCAGCATTCAACTCGATATCAGGAGGGGGTGTATATCCGCAATTTGAATCTCCATTTCTTGATGTAGATATAGCAAGCTATACAGCACAAGCTCCAGTCATTACAAGCAATGAGATAGTAGTGCCAGTGTTCATCAATAATGCTGCAGCCAATGAGGACACTGCTGTATTCTTTAATGCTGGGGACTATGTAGAGGTAGCATTCGCATCTGTTGGTGATCCAACAGCAGGAGGGACAATAGACATTATTGCTCAAGTCAATCAGTGGACATTGCAGAAGTACAATCTAACCTTATCCAATGCTATCAGCTTGCCTGACATGGCACCTGAAAATTATCAGCTACTTGATTTCCTACGCGACATCATGAAGCTGACCAACGCAGTAGCCATCCCTAACTATAGCAACTATGGAGTGATTGACATCATGACCATGAATGAGTACTTAGGAGGTGGGGGTACAATAGACTGGACTACTAAGATAGATGAGATGGGTGAAATGATAATAGTACCATCATCAGACTATCAGACAAGACAGCAGAAGTTCACATTTAGCGAGGGTGCAGATGTAGCAAGTCAGGCATATAAGTCAGTCGGCAGAGTATTTGGATCACTGAACTTGTATGATACTGCTAGTGATTTCACAGTGGGAGAAAATAAAGTAGAAGTAATAGCAAGCACTACTCCTAATCAGATGTTCCCCAACGCAAGTAATATAGATTTTTATTTTCCTAAGTTCGTAGATGATGAGTACAAGTGGGTATATCCCGATGCTAGATTATTCTACTTTTCCTTTGATGCTTTAGACACTTTGGGACTCAGACCTATTGGTGGAAATGTCAGTGCTTATGGTAGCTTATTGTATGTCCCCTTTATTGGTCACTATGATCATGTCTATGTAGACCTGGCAACAAATGACTTGAACTTTGCTCAGGAGATACCTCTCCATCCTATCACATCAGCTCCGGTAAATACTATGTATTTCAAGTATTACAATAACTACCTGCAAGAGCTGTATAGTGAGGAGAGCAAGGTATTGACTGCTCAATTCAATCTTGATGTGACAGACATCTTGAACTTGAACTTCAACGACAGTGTATTCTTATTCAACAGCTACTGGCGAGTCTTGTCAGTAGATGGATACAATATGGGGATGAATCAAAGTACCTCTGTCACTTTAATCAAGAAATTGAGTGGGGTAGACTTACCAAATCTATGCGTAGATACTGCCATAGCTATTGAGAAAGATGGCTCAGTGCAGTGGCTCAATGGAGGTAGTCAAGTGTGTTGTGAGCAGATAGGATACTATTGGGATAGTACACTCAATATGTGCTACAAAAGTCAGAATCAGGGAGGCATCAAAGATCCTATTATCTCTCCCTCTTTAGGAGTTACCTCTAGCTTTCTCAATCAGTTCACTAATATTGGTGGAAAGAAAGACCCATCAGCTACCGGAACTATCGTAATAGGTAAAAGCTTGACTGTGACTGGAGCTGCAAAGAATAGCATAGTAGGTGGTGA